GGCAACGCTGGACAGTTGACCATCGCAACTATACCCGCAGGTGGTGCAGTTGAGTTGGCAGGTGTGTACGAAGCTGAAGCATTTGCAGGTACAACCTCTCTAGTCATTGACGTGGGAACAAGCGGAGGTGACCCTGATGAGTTCATCGATGCTCTCGATGTGGACGGAATGTCCGCTCCCGTGTTTAATACAGGAGATGCCTTCACAGGTGGACAATCACAACCCGTTGGTGGAACAAACACCGCAACTTCTATCATCTTAGAAGTCACAGATGCTGCCATCGCATCAGCAACTGCTGGTAAAATAGTGATCGGTCTACGTATCGTTGACCTCGGTCAATTTGCTTAATCGCAATTAGGATTTGGGGAGTGATCTGCGTAGCGGGTCACTCCCTTTTCCACATCAATTTATAATGTCAGAAATATTTATACCGAAGTGGAGCAAGGCCCAGGGCAATGGTTCGCAATTCATGAAGAACTTGGAGAAGCACTTACGTTACGAGGTGGATCTTGAAAAGTACGAGGCCAAGAAGCGCGAGATTGAAGTTGGGAAAGAGAACGAACAAGGCAATCAAGTGGACGGTCTAGGACAGTTAAAGGCAAGTATACCTGCCCGTGAATATTTCAGATGGGAACAGTTCAAGCCAGGATGTTGGGGCGATAAGCAATTCGTCAATGAGATGCTTCGTGACAATCCAGCATTCAAAGCAAAGTCATTAAAAAAGAAGACCTTCGTTCAAGGAGGTTTTGATAAACCTAGTTTCGCATGAGACAGATAGCAGTAAGCACCATGTTGACCAACTTAGTGAGTATGGTTGGCGTGGACAGTTTCCTTACTGCTGAAAGCACAGCGGCAGTACGAAGCTTTAATCGCTTTGGCAAATTAGCCTGGGATCGCACAAGCTGGCCTTTCGTATCCCGCTTATCCCAAGTAATACCTGATGTTCGCGTAAGAAGTGTACAGGTAGGTAGTGGTGGAAGTGGATACACATCTGCACCTACGGTAGTGTTCACCGGTGGTGGAGGAAGTTCTGCGGCAGCAACTGCCACAATCAATTCAGACGGACAGGTAAACGGAGTGGCGGTGACCAACAATGGCACAGGATTCACATCTGCACCTACCATATCATTTACAGGCGGTAGTGGAAGCGGAGCAACTGCTACAGCAAGTCTGCTCACTTATATAGACTTTGGTACAACTATATCCGAAATATTTAGGGTCACAGAAAATGACCCCTATGGTAGTGGGACCACAAGTGATCAGGCATTTAAGAACATCTACGCCACAGGAAACAGTGTATATGGAGAAGCAATTCTGCCGGATCGCAGTTCCACATCTCCTGTGTGGGTATATTACCGCGCACCCTATCCAGAGTTTGCGAGTGATGCGACTGACTTTCCATACATATTTAGCGAGTACGCAACAGTAGGAGCATATGGTGATTATTTATCTACTGAGGGACAGACTGACAAAGCACAGGTCATTTATCAGCAATCCGAATCAATTTTACAAAGCGAGTTAGACAAGCTCGAAAGACAAGAGGGTCAAGTAAACCCAATACAATTTATAACCTACGGCACAACTGCCGTATCAACAGCATAGAAATATTATGGCATCATCAAATGAATATAGAGGTTTAGGACTCAATGGTGGGATCTACATCAATGACACTGCCGCGAAGACTAACAGTAATGGATGGTTTGCTATCGTGGCAACTGAGGACACTGTTATCGACAGCATAACGAGCAATGTGGAGAACTTAGGTGATATCACAGCATCCCAGGATAATACCACTTTGTCTGCAAACACAGCAATTTACGGAAACATATCTGCGGTCACTTTATCGAGTGGTGCAGTAATAGCGTACAACATTTAAAGTGCTATCGCTCGATCTCAACGTAGGTGTTCCGCGACCCTTCACATCAGGTGGAGTCCCTAGTCCTGACGGAGTCCTGCGCACAGAGAATGGACGATTCATCATTACTGAGAATGGAGACTTCATCGAGTTTGAACTACCACCTTTCCTATCCACCGAGACTGATGAAGTCTTACGAACAGAATTAAATGAAGCAATCTTAACAGAATAATAAAATGGCTAATAAAAAAATTACAGAACTCTCAAATCTGGCATCTCCGGCAGGTGCTGATGTTTTACCTATCGTGGATGATGTCGCAGGAACCGCGACCACCAAAAAGGTAACCGTTACAAATTTAATGACCCTCGCCCCACAGGGTGACCTAGTCGCAAGCAACAATCTATCTGATGTGGCAAGTGCCGCAACATCCCGCACAAACCTTGGACTCGGAGATGCGGCCACCAAGACAGTCGGAACTGCCGACACCAATGTGATCGCGGTAGCGAGCGGAAAGGTTGACTTGGGAGGTAACGAACTCAAAAATTTTGACGCAAGCATCCATGACTTGGCTACAACTTCCTACACTCTAGTAGCATCAGACAATGGAAAAGTGATTAAGTTGACCAGCGGATCACCGATTACACTTACGCTGCCAAGCGGATTAGGACAAGGGTTTAACTGCACGGTTATACAATACGGGGCAGGGCAAATTACTTTTACAGTATCAGGCTCAACACTTTATAATCGTCAGTCTCATACTAAGACAGCGGCACAGTACGCAGTAACGGGCTTAGTCAGTTGCGCGGCTGATGTTTATGTTCTAGCAGGCGATACAGCTTCCTAAGTCCGATGACTTTTATATTACCAAGTTTCGGAGCATCTGCAATTGCGGCAGTGCCAGGTGGTGGTGGTGGTGGTTTCAGTAATGCCTACAGTGTAGACCTAGACGGTAGTGACGATTATGTGGACTGTGGAGGTAACGCTGATTTTTCATTTACTGACGGTGCTGGTAACGACTCAGCATTTAGTATTAGTGCATGGGTAAAACTTGACATTGGTACTACAGCGAGGGTTGCAGGAAAAGGAAATACGGAATGGTTATTCGGTACTAACTCGTCTGGTCAATTCTCTATGATTTTATGGAGTAATGATGGAATTAGTGCTTTCTTGCAGAGATACGAACCCTCTGTACTTTCAACAGGTTCTTGGCATAATTTAGTAGCTACTTATGACGGGTCAAACACATCAGCAGGTATCAAGCTTTATAAAGCGGGTAGTTTAATAAGTTCAACAGACGATTCTGTTGGTACTTATGCTGGTATGGCTTCTCAACAAGGCTCGTTACGTCTTGGGCAATGGGAATATAATAGTACTGTAATGAATGGTCTTATTGATGAAGTTGCTGTTTTTAGCTCCGAGTTATCCGCATCAGATGTTACAGCTATCTACAACAGCGGAAACGGACCTACAGACATATCATCTCTTAATCCCGTTGGCTGGTGGAGAATGGGAGACAGTGACACCGGCGTTTCCAATGGCAGTAGCACACCGACAATCGTTTCTAATGTGGCAAATTCTTCTGCTATTGAGAATCATTATGCTTTAGACTTCGACGGTTCTAACGATGAACTAACAATCCCTCAAGGAACTTTTAATTTAGGGACAGGTAATTGGACTTTTAGTATGTGGGTAAATGCTGACACTCTATCTAGTGATGCTGGTTTATTCTTAATTAAGGGAGGGGCCAATTTGATATTCTCACTTTGGCTGACACCAACTAGATTTTATTGTTCCAATTGGTACGCAAACACTATAAACGCTTCTGGAACTTTTAATACTAACACTTGGTATCATTTAGTGGCAGTAAAATACGGACTAGGTACGACCGACATCCACCTTTATGTTGATGGCTCTAAGATTACGGAGGGCTATCACCCTTCTTTTTCTGGAAACTATGGAAGTGATACGCAAGACGCACAACTTGGTAATGCAACAAACGATGGTAGTTCATATCCTTTTGACGGTAAAATTGACGAGTTTGCCTTTTGGAATAGTGCTTTAACCGCAAGTAATATTACCGATATCTACAATAGCGGAGTACCTGCTGACCTTGGTAGTGACGGACTAGATTTAAATCCTACAGGTTGGTGGAGAATGGGAGATGGAGGTACATGGAACGGATCTAATTGGTCGATCCCTGATGCTTCTGCCAACAGTAATACGGCAACCTCCGCTAACATGGTTGAAGCTGATCGAGTCACCGACACACCAACCGCGAATGGTATTCTTAAGAACGGTCCAACTTATTCAAATATAGTACCTTAAATTATGAGCAGAAAATATGTAATTATAAATGCGGATGAAGTATCTTCCGTTGACTTTAGCCAGGTAAATGAAACGAGTGCCGACACACTACGATACAACATCGATCCTGCTAACACGAAAACTTTCGTAAAGTTTGACGGTGACACGCCTTCATTCCTGGAAGGTAAAACTCAATACTCGCATTCCGAGATTCTTACGATTCTAGCGGGGTCGGAGTGGACAAGTCCTGACGGTCCTTAATGATCCGAGGTTTTATAATACTTATGTTCATGTGCCTGACAGGATGTTCGTTTCGGTCTACCTACCCAACCCTTGGAGGGATTGCAGGTGGCGGCATAGGTAGTCTAGGAGGTCCTTTTCCGGCCGCTTTGGCAGCCGGGGCAGGAGTATTAGCGGGTGAAGCGTTAAAGAATGCTGACGCTTTAGTAGAAGCAGAAGAAACCATTGAAGCACTAAGTCATGGCGATGTATCTGCCTTAGTTGCCAAAGGCATGGCTGAGCATAAGACAGGCTTTGAAAGTTTCACCTCTTACATAAAGAACATATTAATTGGAGCCGCAGTCTTGCTTGCCGGATACTTAGCTATTCCAATTTTCATCGCAAAGAGGACTGCTCGTAACTGTTCAAAAACGGAAGCGATAAAGCATCAAACCCGCGCACCATTTCCCGTAAAACCAAGCACTCCCAAATGAAGAATTTAGAACTATTAAAAGACAAGTTTTTAGATATGTCGAAAAAAGGTAAAATGATAACCGTGTTAGTCGGACTTGTTGTTGGCATCATAATATTAGATTGGCTTTTCTAATGATTGACCGCACATCCATATTTGGAATGGGAGGTACATTGGCAACCTTTGGTCTATCCACGCTAGATAGTCTTTTCGGATGTATAGCAGGAGTTATTACAATCATTTACATGGGGCGAAAGCTTTACCAAGAGTTTAAGAAAAAGTAATGGCACGCTACGAACCAAAGGGTAGAATGGATGATCCAATCCTCACCGATGGGGATCGTGGTTTTCGTGGAATAGACTCCTACTTGGAACCCACAACACTTGAGGGTGGTACAGTTGAAGCATCCGAGAATATGCGCTTAGATGGTGACTTAGCTTCTGTGCGTAAAGGAATTGAATTTAAAGCAGGAGCAGTCACTTTAACTTATGCTGGGGATGAGCAAGTATTTGCATCCACATTATTTTCAGACCCTGTATCAGGCACAGAATTTATAGCCTGTGCTACAAAGAATAAAGTTATCCTTTGGAACGACCAGAATAACAGCGGTATAGATATCGCTTACCCTGGTGGACAAACTGTCGCAAGTGGAGACAATGCAAGCTTTGTGCAAGCAATGGAGAAACTGATCCTCTTTCGTGGCACAAGTAAAGATCCAATGGAATGGGATGGAGACTACTCGACTCCAACAGCATTCACGCTCAAGAACAACGGATCACCCACAGCAGGAAGAGTGGAATGTCCAAGCACGAACTTTGGTACATTCTTTGCAAATAGACTTATCGTACCACAACCATCAGATTCTGCATACACTGTCATCATGTCGGACATTTTAGACACTGATAATTTTTATCCTGCTGAATCACAATTTAGAATTAATCGAGGCACTGCTGATCGTTTAATAGGATTTACTGAATACTTAGAAAATCAGTTAATAGTATTTTTTCGCAATAGCATCCATTTGATTAACAACTGTGCAGTCACAAGTGCAGCCGCAGTATTTGAGATCACCCGTCAGCGAGGATGTGTAGCTCGAAAGAGTGTGGCAGCAAGTGGACCACAAATCTACTTCCTTTCGGATGATGGCGTGTACACCTTACAGCAAGGCTTAGACCCCGCTAAAGGACTAGGAGTCGCAATCAGTAAAGTAAGTGGTGAAGCAATCCCTTTATCCCGTCCTATCCAGGATCAATTCTTAGATGTAAATTATGCATCTGCTGAGAAAGCATGTGGTATCGTATTTGATAATAAATACTACCTCGCACTACCTACAGGTTCTGCAACTGATAATAATAAAATATTTATATATGACATTCTTAATACTTCATGGACATCTATAGACAGTTTTCCATCCGGCTTTGTAATCGATGACTTTGTCACTGTACTACATGGAACAGATCCCACCAGAAGAAGACTGTTTGCAGTCAATGACAAGGGATGGCATTTAATCGAGGAAGCTGCCACCGACATCACGGGAACAATAGGCAACGCAAGCACCACATCCACCGCGATAAGTGCCAAGCTGAAGACCCGCTCCTTCACATTAGGCAGTATAGATGTGAAATCATGGAGACGGGGACAA